TAAGGATCACACTTCTACTGTGGGCTGTGCTTATCTTGTCTATAAGCTTCTTTGCCTAAAAGATCCCGCTGCATATTTTGGTAAACCCCCTGGCGATGCCATTGATATTATTAATATTGCTGTAAACGCACAGCAAGCAAAGAATGTTTTCTTTAAAGGATTCAAAAACAAGATTGATAAATCTCCATGGTTTGCTGGAAAGTATGATGCTAAAGTAGACAATGTTGAGTTTGATAAGGCTGTTACTGTTTATTCTGGTCACTCAGAAAGAGAGAGCCATGAGGGTCTAAACCTTATGCTTGCCGTCCTTGATGAGATTTCTGGTTTTGCCCAAGAATCAAGTAGTGGTAATGAAAATGCAAAGACGGGCGAGGCTATTTATAAAGCTTTCCGTGGTTCAGTAGATTCACGTTTCCCAGACTATGGAAAAGTAGTTCTTCTTTCATTCCCACGCTACAAGGGAGACTTTATTTCTAAAAGATACGACGACGTTGTTGCTGATAAAGAAACTGAATTTAAAAAACATACTTTTGTTCTTAATCCTGCTTTACCAGAAGATGATCCGGGAAATACCTTTGATATTGAGTGGGAAGAAGATAGGATAGAGTCCTATAAGTTCCCTGGAGTTTATGCACTCAAAAGACCTACATGGGAAGTAAACCCAACAAGAAGTATTGAAGACTTTAAGCTTGCATTTTATACAGATCCAGCAGACGCAATGATGCGCTTTGCCTGTATGCCTAGTGTATCTTCAGATGCATTTTTTAAATCGCGGGACAAGATAGAAAAGTCACTAAGTATTCGTAACCCGCTTGATAATTTTAGAAGGATAGATCCTAGTTTCAAACCAGACCCAGATACATCATACTTTGTTCATGCAGATTTAGCACAGAAGCATGACAAGTGTGCGGTAGCATTAAGTCACGTTGAGAAATGGGTAGAGGTACAAACATTTAATGATTATACTCAAGTAGTTCCATTTGTTGTTGTAGATATGATTGCATGGTGGGAGCCTCACAGAGAAGGCCCAGTAGACCTCTCTGAAGTAAAAAACTGGATTATTGATCTGAGAAGAAACGGATTTAATCTTGGCCTAGTGACATTCGACCGCTGGCAATCATTTGATATTCAGCGGGATCTAAAGAGTGTAGGGATTAACACAGAGACTCTTTCTGTTGCTAAGAAACACTATGAAGACTTAGCCATGCTTTTTTATGAAGAACGTGTAGTTGCCCCACATATTGAAATACTTTTAGAAGAGCTTTTAGAACTTAGAATTGTTTCTAATAATAAAGTTGATCACCCTAGAAAAAAATCTAAGGATCTAGCAGATGCTATGTGTGGTTCAGTTTATAATGCTATATCTCATTCCAAGAAAGATACCTTTGGAGAGATAGAGGTACATACTTGGTCATCATTTAAGGCAGATAGAAACAGAGAGTTGATAGAAGAAAAAGAAAAGCCTCAGATGACACCAGACATAAAAGACTATCTTTCTAATTACAAACTGATATAGGAGAAAAATGAAATATAACGGCAAGGCTCTTTGTTTTGATGACATTCTTCTTGTTCCACAAAGAAGTTCGATATCTTCAAGGCACGATGTAGATTTGTCTATGAGCATAGGACATGGAAAAAGAAAAATAGATTTAAAACTTCCACTAATCGCTGCCCCCATGGACACTGTATGTGATACTGAAATGTGTATTGCTTTGCATGAAGAGGGTGCAATTGGAATTCTTCATAGATATATGTCTCACGATGATCAAATAACTAAGTGTAAAGATCTGATATCTAATAAAATTAATTTTGGTGTTGCCATTGCATCTAACAATGGATATCTTGCACAGGCAAAGAGACTTTACGATATTGGCGTAAGAATGTTTTTGGTCGATACAGCAAATGGTCACGGTGACTATGCAGTACGGGCAGTGGATCAATTACGGCTGTCCTTTAGTGATGTACATATTATGGCTGGAAATGTTGCCACATCCGAAGGATTTATTAGACTCGCTGAAGCTGGTGCTGACTCAATTAGGGTTGGAATCGGCGGTGGTGGTCTTTGTACAACTAGGATTGTTAGTGGTCATGGCGTGCCAACTTTGCAATCAATATTGGATGTTTCCGAAAGAAACTTTACAGACTGCTCCATAATCGCTGATGGTGGCATTCGTAATAGCGGAGACATGGTTAAATGCTTTGCCGCAGGAGCAGATGCAGTAATGGTTGGATCTATGATTGCGGGATCAAAAGAGGCACCAGGAAAGTGGACAACCAGGAATGGGCAGCCTTGGAAGGTTGTAAGAGGAATGGCATCAGCATCTGCACAAAAGGACGCTAATGGAAAGGTTTCTGTGGCAGAGGGCATTTCTACTTTTGTTCAAGGGACTGGACCAATAGGAAACCTACTTTCTGATATTCGTGGAGGTCTTGGCAGCGGTTGCTCGTATTCTGGAGTAGAGGAACTTTCAACGCTTTTCTATAGTTCAGAATACAGGATTGTCTCTCAGGCATCAATTACCGAATCACATCCACATACTAATAAGGGTTAAAATAGATATATGGATGAAGATGATGACGAGCTAATAAAGTTCTTAATAGACATGGGAATCATAGAGCCAATGGGAATTGGCGAGGGAACGCAGGACGAATTGTTTTACGTTACAGATAAGGCACAAGAGGCTTTTCCACAATTACTTGAACAACAAGAAAAGTTTGTAAACGATGCGGTATTTAAGCTTTGGCAATTGGGCTTTTTAGAGGTAGTTTTTAATGATGACGGACAAGTTCTTGTTGGTTTAAATGAAAATAGTACAAAGCTAGATGAGGTGGGCAACATAGAGGACGAAGAGTTAAAAAAGGCCATGCTTGGCATACTTTTAATATTTGGTGAGAAGTTCGGGGGTAGCGGAACTACCAAATAATGGTATAATCTATCTATGCCATGGGAAATTAGACGCAATTACGGTGGCTGTAGTGGCTACGCTGTTGTTAAACTACCAGATAACTCTGTTTCTGGATGCCATACAACGAGAGAATCGGCTAGAGCGCAATTGCGTGCCTTGTACGCCTCTGAATCGGAATCAGCGGAGAAGGACGTTGTAACAAGCGAAACTACCCCTAATCTTTATCCACAGTCTATTGGTTCTGGATATGAAGATGAAAAGAAGAAAAAGAAGAGACAGTTTATTGACACTCAAAAAATAACAAAACATCAACAGCAACTGTACGACATGCTGTCTAGGCAAGAAAAAGCATATGCAGATGCATTATCGGGTATCGCAGAAGAATACGGACCCTTTGATAAGCAAGGATCTGGAATTTGGGTAGGCTATGAGCCACCACAAGAAAATGAAGATGCCGCTATTGGTGTAAAGTGTATAAACTGTGTCTTTCATTATCACACGGATGATGACAAGTTGGGTTGCTCGCTGCTATCCTACTTGGTACAAGAAAACGCTAAGTGTAGATTGGCGGCAATCCCAGACGGGTTAGTAAATACAGGAATGGAGCAACCAACTATGAACAGAGACGAGCAACAAGAATTTGTTGATGATATGATGGAAAGAATTGGTAAGGCAGAAAATGTTCGTGTAGGGCAGATGGTGTCTTGGAATTCTAGCGGAGGAAGAGCGACAGGAAAGGTTACGAGAATTATTCGTAATGGTAAATATAACGTCCCTGGTTCTGATTTTACAATCACAGGAACCTCAGAAGATCCCGCTGTAGCCATTAGAGTTTACAGAGATGGAGAACCAACGGATACAATTGTTGGTCACAAAATGAGCACATTGAGGAGGGTAGGAAAAGCTATGAATGAAGATCTAGAAAACGCAAAGGAAATTCTCAAGTCTTTAGAGAAGGCTCACCACGACATGAAGGAAGAGGCAAAGGCCCACAACATGGACGAGGAAGAAGAGGAGAAGAGCTATAACGGCAAGAAGAAGGAAAAGGCAATGTATGAAGACGAAGAAGACGAAGAGAAGGCAATGCACGACAAGAAGAAAGAAAAGTCTGTAGATGCCGCTATTGACTATGATAGTTCAATTCAGGGCGAAGTACCAGCAGACCTATCTGCAATCTTCTCAAATATGCCAAAAACTGCTAATAAGGCCAATAGGACTGGAAGAGAAAAAGTAGACTTTACATTTTTGCAAGGAGATAAATAATGGCAGAAACATATAAGCCAACTGCTGGCATGGTGACTGCTGCTAAGCGTGCCCTTAGATGGAAAGAAGAGGGCAAGGCAAAGGGTGCTGGAACTCCCGTTGGTTGGGGCAGAGCATCCGATATTGTGGCAGGAAGATCAATGTCTTTGTCTGTTGTAAAGCGCATGTATTCATTTTTTTCAAGGCACGAAGTTGACAAGAAGGGTAAGGACTTCTATAACACATCTAACCCTTCAAACGGAAGAATTATGTGGGACGCATGGGGCGGTGACGCTGGCTTTTCATGGTCAAGAAAGATCGTACAAAGAGAAGCAAAGAAGCACATTTGGACAGACTCACCATTTTCTTTTCAAAAAACAATTGACAACGAATAAAGCATGGTGTATTCTTTACCTCTAAAGAAGGAGAGATAATGAATGAGAATGAACAAGCTCTACAGACTATGGTTGAGTATTATCGTAACAAATGTAATAAACTTGAGCATGATTTTCTTATCTATAAAATCAACGCTGAGAAAATCATTAAATCAATCAATACAAATTCGCCAAGGTCTGACCAGGATTCCACGGAAGAATCAAATGGAAACTCAGTCTCAGAAGATTAGAAAAAATAATACTGTGACCATTGCTATTGTAGGCGAAAAAGCATATTGGGTTCATCAAAATATTTTTTATGAAACTGACGTTGTTGATGGAGAGATTGATAGAGACTCTGCACGACCAATTGATGCCCACAATCTTTCAAGAAAGCAATTCAATGAGTTGCTTGAGATATTAGATAGCATTTCTTAATATCATGAACGACTATATGTTTTTTATTTGGGTTGCTATTGCTATTGTCCAAGTAGTTTTATTTTCATTCTACCTTGGGAAATTATCAAAACATGATCAAAAAATAATTGAAGAATCTATTGACATAATTCCCATTTGTAACTATAATGGATACAACTATTGGCTAGAAGAAACTGGTCTATATAGATTGCAAGAAAATAATAAAATAGATAAAAAATCTGCTGAAAGAATAGATCAGGTGAATACAAAAGATCTATCTCCAGTAGAGGTTATCTACATAGTAGAAACTATAAGGGAACAAAAATGATTATTGCGGTTCAGGGTACAAAAAGATTTCAAGATTATGATACTTTTATGCGTGCTATGGGCGTAGCATTATCTCAACCAAACAATGAGGACATAATTGAGGTCTGGTCTGCTGGCCCATACAAGATTAATTCCTTTACTGCTGCCTTTTGTAATTCTGCAGAAAATTATCTCAAGCAAAAGGGATATAGAGTGCTATTTAAAAAGTTGCCAGAAGATTACATAGAAGAAAATATCGACTATGTTTCTTACCTTGCCTTCTTTAGTAAAAAGAATGAGAATCAATCTAAGCTTGTGAGCATTGCAGAACTGGCAGACATTGAAGTTGGAATTTACAGGGATTAATATGTTGAGCAATAAAGATGTTTCTTATCTTAATCTTGCACGATCCTTGGCAGAAAGATCTGAGGAAAATAAAAGGCATGGTGCTGTCGTAATCAAATCTGGAAGGGTCGTTGGCTATGGTTTTAATAAGTTTAAAAATCATACAGACCTGTTTCCAGAGGAACTAATTAAGATTCATTGTTCACGACATGCAGAAGAAGTTGCAATTAAAACCGCTGGACAAAATGCAAAGGGAGCGATTCTTTATGTTGCAAGAGTAAATAGGCAAGGAATAGATAGGAATAGCAAGCCCTGCAAAATATGTGCAGATATCATAAAGAATTCTGGGATAAAAAAGGTTATTTATACTGTGGAGGAAACATGTCACTAAATTCATGGTCTTTAATATTTTTTGGTTCTCAAGCCCTACTTTATCTTAGTATTTATTTTGCAATGTTTAGCACCCCTCCAAATATGCTGAAGTTTATTTTTGCTACATTTTTATGGTTTGTTCAATTGTTTGTAACTTTAATATATGGAATGTCTACAGGGCAGATAGGCTTTGTTTTGATATTCTTTCTTGAAATAGCAATGATAATGTTCGTATACACAGTAACAGGAAAGATGAAATATTATGATAGTAACGAGCCTAAGTGAAGCAGAAAGAATAGTAGAAGAAAGTTCCCACCTATCCTGGGATGGATGGGACATACAGTGTCTTGTTCAAGACGATTATGCAGAGTTTTTACATATAGGGGTTTTTGATCAAACAACTCAAAAATGGTATAAAAGACTTATTTTTGCTTGTGAACCTGATGGATGGAACATTCCAGATTCGATGGTATCATGAGTAAGCAATGGCAAAATAGGGCTAGATGCCTAGACATGAACACAAACTACTTCTTTGATAGATATGAAGAGGATATTGAGTTTCGTAATGGTATAGACTCCTTATGTAAATCTTGCCCCGTCCAAAGGGAGTGTCTAGCTTCTGGCGTAAGCAGGCAAGAGTGGGGTGTTTGGGGCGGGGTGTACTTTGAAAAAGGAAAAATATCAAAAGAATTTAATAATCACAAAAAACAAGAAGAATGGTTTGATATTTGGAAATTCCTAACAATGGAGGTAGAATGATATATACCCCACAAATGAAGTCTGCGGTAAAGTCAATAAAGCCACCGCATGAGTTTGTAATAGACATTGTTGAATATGATATGGGTGGTCACCAATTCATTGGCATTAGATTCTATGAAAGCCAATGGGAGTACTACAATGAAAAAGAAAGACTTGATTGCATCTTGCATTTAGACAAGATTAAGTCTATAATAGAAAGGTTTGGTGTCAGGGTCACACTTGATCCTGTCATTGATACGGGTAACAACCTGCCCACTAATAAGAAAGTACGAGGAAAAGGAATAACATGAGTATGATTACGGTAGTTGGAAATTTGGTTGCTGATCCAGAACTTAAGACAGTTGCTGGACACAAGCTATCTAAGTTGCGTATTGCTAGTAATGAACGCATCAAGGATGGTAGTGGTCAATGGAAGGACGGAGACACCACCTACATTGACGTTGCCTGCTGGCGTAGGCTTGCAGAGGGTTCTGAGTCCCTTAAGAAGGGTCAGAAGGTAATTGTCCATGGAAAGCTCAAGGGACGCTCTTTTGAGCGTAATGACGGCTCTAAGGGCTATGCCTACGAGATTGAAGCATCTGATATTGGTGCATCAATTATGTTTAATGGCAGCAATTCTACAAAAGTAGAGCCAGACCTAGACAACCCTTGGTAAAATGTCTGAACGCGAGGAAGCAATAAAAGACCTTATTAATATCTTTTCTCTTAGAGAATTTATTTCTTGGGGAGTAGACGATGTTTCTGTTCCTGGCGTTTCATTTTTTTCCGCAGGCGGTGCTTGTCCTGTACAAGCGGAAGGTAAATACAAAGATTACAATTTTTATTTTAGGTATAGATGGGGAACCGCCTCCCTATCTTTATCTAAAGAAGATCCAGTAGCAAATAAAGACTTTTATGAAGTAGGGCCAGTCGGGGACCCATTAGATGGATTCCTCACAAAAGAAGAATTTGTGGTAATATTCTCTGAATTACTTGGTAGAATAGACAGGGAGATAAAAAATGGATCTTGAACTTAAGTGCATGATATTGGAAGAGTTTTCTAGAGACTTTACAGTTGGAGAACTAGATAGAGAATTCTTCTCTGACCTTGTAATTTATAATGACTTAGGGTTGCCATTAGCGCAGTCAGTAGTATACAAATTAGCTGATCTTACAGAAGAGGGCACAAGAGTAATTGAAGAAACATGGCATAACCTATGTGATCTACTAGATCTTGATCCACTAGAAGAATACCTATCTCTTGATGAAATGATAGACATATATGAATTAGATTCGGAAGACGATGACTGACATACCCTTTACCTTTGGCATTATCACAGTATATGAAGACAAAAACCGTCTTCAAGAAATAATTCAGTCTATTCGTAATCTCAATATTCCAGAATATGAAATTCTTTTTGTTGGTGGTGGAGACAGCCAGGGAATTGAAGGCGACAACATTCGTAAAATAGATTTTGATGAAGAGGTAAAGCCCAAGTGGATTACTCGTAAAAAGAATATTCTTGTTCAAAATGCCAAGTACGACAATATCGTTTTGATGCATGATTATCATATCTTTGATCCAAATTGGTACGAATCTTTTAAATCCTTTGGAACAGATTGGGATATTTGTTCTTGTCCACAATACTTAATTACTGGATCTCGTAATCCTATGGACTGGTCTTTGTGGGATAAGCCTGGTTATGGCAGAGCATGGTCATTAAAA